TCGCTCGCTGATCCACGAACTTGTCTTGGCCAGTTTGTTGGCCAGTTCGGTGCGAGACATGAGAGGATTGTTTTCCAAGACCTTCAACAGAGCCTTGGAATACTCGACGGGCTTCGTCTCGATCTTGTGGACGTTGGCAATGATCTGAGCTTCCAACATTTCACCTTCCTCAACGGAAAGCACCTGTGCCGGAATATCGTCTTTGCCCGCGTCCTTGCTGGCCGTGAAGCGTTGTAAGCCGTCAATCAAACCGTAAACGACTTCGTTCGTTTCCGGGTCTACCAACTCGCGGACGCTGATTGCGTTAATCACGCCCCTGGCTTTGATAGAATCAACAAGACCTTGGAAGTCCTCGGTGTCGCGGTCGACTTTCCGTAGGGATTCATCCGGTTCACGAATCAATTCCAACGGAACATGAAGTAGCTGCGTCTTGGACATGGTGTCCTCCTACTAGGGTTCAAACGGTTGCTAGAATTACCAAGCCTTACTTGTTTCAGGTTTCCTTGATAGAATTAGCAAAACCAAAATCAAATCAATGGGGATTCGGCTACGGATACTTTCCCCGCTATCTACTAATAGCCGATTTTCACCCAAAATTATATACTGTACAGGTATACACTACAAAATGCGGCCCTATAGAGATACTGTCTTGCCATTAGAGGGGTGTAATTTTGTACACGATTTTCCTACTTACTACTCCCCTACTCTTATTCGACTATATAAATTAGAGTAGTAAAGTAGTAAAGTATATAGATGAATAGGGTAGGATAGTAGAAAGTAGACTCTAATTTTGGGCTAAAATCGGCTATTAGGTATAGGAAAGGTAGCTCCACGGGTGGGTTCCCATTGCTTTGATTGCTAATTCTAACAAATAGACCTAAAAAAACCCGTTGCTAGAATTAGCAAAGTTATCTGAGGACATTTCGGCACTTGTAGGAATTGCTAAAATAGACAAGGTACTATCTATGAGCGTAACTCGACGTGAAGCAGTTGCTAATTTTCTCAAACTCAGCACTCACGATGATCTAGCTCGGCTGTATACACCCGCACAGGAAGTACAGGTAAATGTAGCTCAAGGTGCAGGCGAGCGTATCGAGGGTGAATACATGGGTAGGGCGTGGCACGGGTGGTCTGATGGTGTCACTACTTGGAAGTCTTTTCGCGTCCCATTTAACGCTAATACCAAGCCCCACTACGAAGATCAACCTATGAAGTTTGATCTTGTCCAGCACGCCGAAGGTATCGGTATGACCGGATGGGATTTTGTTGATAAAGTTAGCAGATGGATCGGCTTTGACTTTGATGCAATTGTTGGGGACGCCCATAGGGATTCAGGACTAACAACCACTGAACTTCAAGCAGTACAGGATGCTGCAATTGGGATTCCGTGGGTAACTGTGCGGAAATCTACGTCAGGTAACGGCTTACATTTGTATGTATTCTTCGACCCAGTTATCCCCACGGTCAACCATAACGAACACGCCGCTCTCGCACGCTCTGTGCTAGGTACAATGGCCGCCATTACCGGATTTGACTTTGAAAACAAAGTTGATATTTGTGGTGGAAATATGTGGGTATGGCACCGTAAGATGCGTGGTACGGATGGCTCACAGTCATTAAAGAAGGGGTGCCGTTTGATGATGTACCGCAAAACTGGCGGGACCATATTAAGGTCGTAGCCGGTCGTAATAGAAAGGTAATTCCATCAAATATCGCAGAGTCAGAGCTATCTGAAACTGAACAGATGTTTGCAGAGTTGACAGGTCGGTACGTCCAGGAGAAACTAGGTACAGAACACAAACGGCTGATTGATTGGTTAAGTGAACACCAATGTATGTGGCATTGGGATCAAGATGGAAACATGCTTGTCACACATACTTTCCACCTGAAAGAAGCCCATGATGCCTTGAAATTAAAGGGGCTATACAAGACAACTTCATTAGGTCGGGAGCGTGGACAGGATCAAAATTGTTTCTGCTTGCCATTAAAAGATGGTGGTTGGGTTGTCCGTCGCTTTACGCCGGGTGTACGGGAGGCTGAAAGTTGGGATCAAGACGGGAGTGGCTGGACCCGCTGTTACTTAAATGTTGAACCAAACCTCCCTACGGCGGCTCGATTCCATGATGGAATCGAGCACCCATCAGGAGGATACATTTTTAAGTTTGGGAGTGAGGCGGTCAAAGTAGCTCAAGCTCTTGGTGCTGACATGGAAGTTGCTAACTATGCCCAGTCACGAAAGACAAAACTAAAACCGCATAAGGATGGCCGGCTTATTGTTGAAATCGAGCGACAGCCAGAAGACAATCCTGAGAAAATGAAGGGTTGGCTGGCCGAAGGTAAAAGTTGGAAGCGTATTTTCAATATCCAAACCACAGGTACAACAGAAAATGAGGTTGGTAATTTTGATGAAATTATCCGCCATATCGTAACCGAACAAAAAGCCGATGCAGGGTGGGTGGTCAAGTCGGAGAGTGCCTGGATACAAGAACCATTGTCACATACAAAGGCAGTCCTACGCTCGCAAGGTCTCAATGATCGTGAGTCACAAATTGTCACGGGCGAGTGCATACTAAAAAGATGGACTATTGTTAATGAGCCATTCCAACCAGAATATCTTGGAGATAGGAAGTGGAATCGGGATGCGTGCCAACTTATGTTTTTTCCATCAAAAACAGATGGTCTTGCATTTCCAACATGGAATAAGATTCTGAATCATGTTGGGTCTGGTCTTGATGAAGCGATTCAAGCTCACCCCTGGGCAAAAGCTAACGGTATTGTTTCTGGGGCCGATTATTTACGGTGTTGGATTGCCTCACTATTTCAGCACCCAAAAGAACCATTACCCTTTCTCTTTCTTTATGGTCCCGAGGCTAGTGGTAAGACAGCTTTCCATGAAGCCCTCTCTTTGCTTATAACTCGTAGCGGATATGAGCGGGCAGATAGGGCATTGCTTTCTAATCAAGGCTTCAACGGTGAACTCGTTAGAGCCATTCTTTGCGTGGTAGAAGAAACAAATCTCTCACAAAAGAATCGAACAGCATACAATCGAATTAAAGACTGGGTCACATCGCGTCATTTACCTGTACACCCCAAGGGTGGTACACCTTACCTTGCGGTGAATACAACACATTGGGTGCAATGCTCAAACTCCATCGGATCATGTCCTGTGTTCACAGGTGATACGCGAATTACAATGATCTTTGTTGATGATATCCACAAGTCTCAGTGGGAGCATCGACATAAGATGGTCGCAAAATTGAAGAAGGAGGCTCCCGATTTCTTAGGTTCAGTTATGCGACTAGAGATACCGGAATCATCTGATAGACTTAACATTCCGGTCGTTACGACTAATGAAAAGAAACGTCTTCAAGCAGAAAACCAATCTGCCTTGGAACAATTTATAACAGAAAAATGTTTTATCTCTCATGGTCAAGCTATCAAACTTAGTGAGTTCTGGGAAGCTTTTGCAAACTCGATTGATTCTAGTGAACTCGGTGAGTGGAGCAAAGCTAAGATGGGTCGTAGCTTACCACGACCACTTATCAAAGGTCGTCGAAAATCTGATGCTCAATGGGCAATCGGAAATGTATCCTTCGACAGACCCACCGTGGAAAGTGACGAAGAATTTGAACTCATTGGAAACATGCTCACACTAAGGAAAAGACATGGGAATGACACGATCAGCGGCGAATAACGGTTGGGTTGATGTTGACGCACAAATGGTGTATATGGATAATGGTGATCGTACACCGATGGATACCTTCCCTAAGTTTGAACTTATGGAAGCGGACCGTGTACCAGCACTGGAGGTACTCCGTCAACTTGCGGCGGCTGACCTATATGGTCAAAATCCAGCGGCATCCTCCGGTAATTTTCAGATGCACATGCCGGGCGACGAAGTCAAAGCTGCTAATCCTAGCAAGATGCGGGAGTTCGGGACCGGAGCCACTCGACATGTCGATGATAAAAAGATCGACTACGAAGGCCATCTTAGTCCGATAGCCTTGAAGGCTTATGGCGAATACATGCACGGGCACTGTGATTGTGGTAACGGTGAAATGCGTGCCAGTGACAATTGGCAGAAAGGCATCCCCCAGGGAGTCTATGTCAAATCGCTTCTCCGACATACCGTTGATGTGTGGTCACTACACCGTGGCGTACCAGTACAAGACACGAAAGACAACCATGACGTTGATATTGTAGAGTCACTTTGTGGTGTCCTCTTCAATGCGTTTGGTTTGTTACATGAACACCTGAAAGAACAGGGAGCGAAGATCAATGAAGTTACGCCCAGCACTTAGATTCTTCGCTAAGAAGATGGAGTTGGTTCTTCGGGATAATGACCATAAGAACGGTTGGGAAGATATGGGCAATACGGAAATTGCCGATTGTATCGACCAGGAATTACACGAACTTCGTGAAGCAATCGTGTCTGGCAATATAGAATGTATACGACACGAATGTTGTGACATTGCTAATTTTGCCATGATGTTACATGATAATCTTACACCGCGAATTTTGACCGCCGAACGTACTGACGATCATGACGACGATCATTGTATGTTCCACAAAAGGAGTTAACCTTGGGTAGCCTAATCCACTTGAACGGAAATCAGCTTTGCTGTATCGACGTGGAAACGACCGGTCTTGTACCATTCCACAACGAGATTGTCGAAGTTACCTTCCTCCCACTTGATGAAAACCTCAATGTCCGACAGGACATTCCACCTTTTGATATGAAGCTCAAGGTCGAGTTTGAGGATCGTATCGACTGGGAAGCATTTCGTGTCACGAAGATTAACTTCTTCAAACACCAGCAAGTTGCTATCGACAAGTGGCAGGCTGCCGATCTATTTGAAATGTGGATTAAGAAATTCAATCTACAATTCAACAAGCGGATTAGTCCGCTCGCCCACAATTGGCAATTTGACCAAATGTTCATTCGCGACTGGTTGGGTAATGGGCTGTTCGAGGACTTGATCGACGGGCGTTCCCGTGATACCCTTGCCGTATCATTGTTTTTGAATGACGTTGCTGACTTTGCAGCCGAGCAAGTACCTTTTGCTAAAAATAACTTACCTTGGCTAGCTAAGAAACTCAACATTCAACACGACCATGCTCACAGTGCATTAGGTGATTGTCTTGTAACAGCAGAGGTCTACAAACGTTTCATACAAGGGATGTACTAATGGCGTGCATTATATGGGCCACAGAGCTTATACAGATTAACGCAAACGCGTATGTGAAACGTGGAGACGTAGAAGGTCTCAGCGAAGTTCAACATCCGAGTTATGTCATTGTATGTAACAATGGTGAGCGATATGCTATTGACGACAATCTTGCCGTTATAGCAAGGGATAAAGGAATCCCCATCCTATGAGTATAATCCATGACATATTAGTTTGGGTCGCTCTGATATTTTGTACCGTCTACTTAGTAAGGGAGGTCTATATATCTGATGATAAGTGGGAGCCAATTATGGCAATAATGACTGGTGCGATAATTGGTATTGCGTTATTCTGGTAACCTGTTTTTATTAACAAGGAGTAAGAGCTATGAAAAAGGCTGTAAAGAAACCCCCGGTCGTGCCACCTGTAGAGATTACGCTCAAAATCCCGGCAAATAAGGTCAAACTTATTGTCAAGGATAAGAACGGCCACTACATTGGTACTTTTATCATGGGACAAACCGACTTTGAGTTCCACTTGCCGAAGAGCAAGCTGGCTATCAAGAGAGGGATCAAGTACAGGTTCCTCTCACTGATCCACAAGACAGGACTGATTCACCAATGAGAATGGGATTCGTCAACCAGCAAGGGGCTCCCTATATGAGGGATGCCTTGATGGATTTTACCGATAGTGGGGCTCCCATTTTCGGTAGTTGGTTCAGATCACGACACTACGACATGATCTTCGGTATCTTTTTGATAGACCCAGCAGATAATTCATCTATCGTAATGAGCTTCGAGCGTCCACTAATTATAGAACCTCGGGACATAGTTACGGCGTGGTACGGCCCATACCCACCCTTTGTCTGGCGTCAACCAGATGGGCTCGACGGAGAGCCCGAATCGCCGCATTTGGGTTCCAGACACTCGCGTTTTCTGTGTGATAGACACCGGCAGCTTGTAGTGCTGCCATCACGTACTCTGAAC